AGTTGTTTTACAGGTATGAAGTACATTTTTGCAATAGATTTTCTGTCTTTGCTATATACTATCTGTAAAGCATAAGCACCTTGTTTCTTTAAGTCTTTTACCATCAATCTTGCATCACTTCTTGATATGATACTGTAAATATCTACTCCTGAGGCTATTAAACCTTCACCATATATATAATTTGATATACCATCTATTACTGCTTGATTTGTGGGTGAACCAACATATCTATCCTCCACATATTGAAAGAAAGAGTTATCTGCACCATTAGTTATATATGATGTAGATTGCTGTAATAAAGCAGTGCTCTTAGGTCTAACGTAGTTGTTCATTTGTATAACACTCACTTTAGACTGTGGAAGGTTTTTATTTATAACTTTTTTCATAATTACATTATTATTACTCCATTACTATCTGGATATGTTAATTTATAGTCCTCTACTTTCTGTACAGATGTTGCATATGCTTTATCTCTGTAAAGTAATGCTCCACCATGACTGTCCTTTCTCACTGTTAATTCAAAACTATCACCTTCCACCATTCCTAAGATAGGAACATTAAACTGTAAATAACCTTTAATATTGATAGCAGGACTGCTGAATTGTGTTGTCTTAAATGTGAGTTCATTATATAAAGTCACATATACAGTGTTTACCATTTCTCTTGGTATTATTTTTATGAATGCAGTACCACCACCATCTGCTGTAATCATATCACAGGTGAGTATAGCATTATCACATGTGTATAATGTACTGTCACAGGTGAGGAATTGTGTACCTAAATAATTAATTACTTTCATAGCTATTGAATTATAATCTAAAGACAGATAAAAAGTGTTTTGTACATAATAAAAAACCCCTCAACTTTTAATTAAGGGGTTAGTTGATATATTTTACTACTATTAGGTGATAACAGTCACATCTACACTCACAGTATTACCTGCAGAGTTAGTGTAATACATTGTTGCTACACCAGCAGATACACCAGTTACAGTACCAGCATTAAGACCAGTTCCAGTTACAGTTGCAATGGTAGGTTCTCCAGATATCCAAGTGTTTGTAGCTCTTGGAGTGCCACTTCCTGTTAATACAAGAGTAGCAGGCATATCTACTAAGAATGAACCTGTTGCAGAAGTTATGAAAGGAGTATCTTCACTAATAGTTGTTGTATTAGTATTTTGAAGTAATCTGTCTCTTGCAGCATCAGCTAAGTACCAGAATGGTTCTGGTTCTGTACCTGTGGCAGTCATGGTATAACCATTTAAACTGTCAATTGCACCACCTACACCATTTGTACCAGTGATTTCTGCTCCATTCTTTTTACCTATCATTACAAATTGACCAGTATTTAGTTCTGCAACTAATATAGGTCTTCCCCATGCCATTACTTTCAATTCATACTCCATCTCTGCAGATAATCTGGTTAAGATGAATGTAAGAACCTGTGTGAATGATGTAGTACCAGTATCTCTGCTACTTGCAATAGTTTGTTGCAGACTATCTCCTGTATTTTTCACTGCGTACTGGAATACTTTACCAGTAATTCCAGGTGTTGATAATGGAAATAGAGTAGCATCTAATGCAGTTATTACCTGAGAACTTCCAAGTTCAATGAAAGGATCTGATGTTGCTAATGGATAAGCATCATCATAGTTTATCAGGAATATATTTCTAATCCCAGAAACCACATCCTTACAGGCAATGCTTCCCTTAGATTTTGTTATTTTACAAGCCATGATATATATAATTTTATATTGTTATTAAAAAAAAGGGAAGGAAGAAAATTGTCCTACCTTCCCTTAGGTTCTTTAAATCAGTTCAGAATTAAGGAATAACTCTTCCCCACACAACTTCTGCACCAAAACTATATCCTACAGCACCTGTATATGCAATTTTGGTTCTGATGTTACCATCAAGTCTGTCTTCATCATCAGACACTCTTACTTGGTTCCATTCATTGTTTAAACCTGTTGCAAATACTACATTTTTTACTCTGTATGCTACTACTGTATCAGTAGGTAAACCTCCAAGAGATTCCATTCTGATACCAGCAAAGTTCAAGTCTTTCATACCTACTGTAGTGTTATTACCCATAGAAGCTTGTGCTTCAGAGTATAATTTTGCTACATTGTATGATACTCCCATAACTACATCTGGCTCTCCATAAAGAGCAGCAGGAATTGCATCATATACTTGCTCAATAGCAGCAACTACATTTGCTTTTGTTAATGCAGCAGGGAAATCTATGTCAATAACTGCAGCATCTGCAAGCCATTGTGGTAGTAAACCAAAGAAATCATTTGCTCCATTTGCACCATTCCAAATCTGGTCTTCTATGATTGCTCCTAAAGAAGAAGTCATTGCATCTAAGATTGCTGATAAGATATCTTCTGGAATAGGACCATCTGATTCAAAAATACCTGCTTGGTAAGCCTGTACAGTAGATGCAAATTCATCTTTACAGATTTCTTCATCTACTTTGAATTTTTTAGGAGTGATTACCCTATCTATATAGGTAAGACCTCCAATAGGAGTGAAACCACAAGTATAAGCAGTTTGAGCAGCAGCATAACTAACTCTAGGAAGAACAGCAGTTCCTACTACATTAGGTAATACAGTAATCATTCTCTTATTTATGGTGTCCACTTTTTTGTACGCCTGTACAAGAACTTCTGCTGCTTCTGCAAGAGCTAAAGAAGTTGTGATAACATTTGCCATGATAATAATTTTTTAATATTAATATTATTTTTTATGATTTGCTGCAATTCTGTTGAATTTATCCATTGCAGTTTCCTTATAATTTTTGTTTTCATTAGATTTTAACTTATCTACAGCAGGTGCTGCAGATAATGTGTCAATCTGAGTTTTTAGAGTTTCAATCTCCTGCAGAGAGGACAAATTCTGTGCTTTGAGTGTTTCCACTTCTGCTCTCAGGTTCTCTACCTCTTGTATAATCTCTTCATTAGAAGTAATCACACCATTTTCATCAGTTGTGATTCTGTGACCTTCAATATCTGTAGTCTGTGAAGTATATAATTCTCCATTAAGGAATAATTCATCACCCACAGAGAAACTCTCACATGTAAATACATCACCATTCTCCATAACAACTTCTACAAGTTGTCCTTCAAGATTTTCATCTGTAGGAGGTGGATCAATAACTACTTCTTGTTCCTCAACTACAATCTCTTCAGCAGGTATTGCTTCTGAAGACTCAATTGCTCCTGTATCATCTGTTTTAAATATGAACCCCTCAAACTCAAATTCAATATTTGGTAGTGGTTTCATATCTGCATCATATACTATGTTGCCAATCTTTAATTCCTCAACTGTGATTGTACCATAATCTTCAGTTGGAATTTCTAATATTAGTTGTGTTTCCTCAGACATGAGACGCACAAGCTTTTTAAGTAAATTCATGTTATTATCTTTTATGTTACTAAAACCATATTTTTTTGCTTGTTCTTTGCAATAATCACAAGTATCTTCACCTGTGGTAAACTTACCTGTTTTTCTATTGTATTCACATTGACAGTTGTCATGCCAAGGAGGTTCATTTCTTGCTCTTCTCTTAGGTATATAAGCAAGTTCATCTTTTTTAACTTTCTTTAATATACCATCTATAGAAAATCCATTGAGTTCTTTATTTTTAATCTTCTGTAGAACTTCATCATCCTCTACATAACCTGAAACCATCCAGGTACCTTTAGGTACATCAAAACCAAGAGCATTTGCTTTATCATTTGAAGGGTCTCCAACAATCCATGTCTCAACAAAAGTCAGATTCTCAATCTGCTTCCCATAATCATGGTTCTCAGTTGAGTTTTGCTGGTATCCACTTTTGATAAACTGTCTTGAAAACTTAGCAATATCTTCTTCAGTAAACACTAAGTAGTAATACTCTTTAGTCTGTTCATCATATCTCAGTATCTTTTGTTCAGGTACCAGGACAACTCCAGTTACCAATCTTTTTTCCTCATCTACTACAGATAATACTGTATGAGATTCTGGTATTTTTGATAATCTTACAAACATAAATTCATTAGCAGGTAAATCTACTAGACTAATAGCAAATACTCCTTCAAATTCTTCATCAAAGACTGCTAAGTATTCAGGTAATTTTTCCATTGTGTATAGTATTATATGGTAAAGACACACACTTCTTGTTTTGTAAAAAATAATCTGCCATTATGTCACTATGACAGTAATAACATGACAAATTGTCAGCAGAAATATCTTACACACAAGCATTGACTGTTACTGACATATTGTCAGGTGTGGTTCAAGTGATAGTTTTGAGGAAATCCTGCAGACACCCATCAGTCAGTTCTCTTGAATAAGCAACTTCTTGTTCAAGTTGTGGTGTGAATCAGCAAATTAAATTTCTCTCTGTCTGAGGATATTGAACAAACCACTATAAATGAATCTAACTTTTAGTAGTTATATGCCTTTAAAAAGCATTTTGAAGTGGATTTAAGGCACTTTAATGTAAAAGTGATAGTAGATTATACCCTTGATATTTTTATTGCTTTAAAAGCAGGATTTTGATCAGGAGATTGTGAGTGGGTGTCCTGAGGAGTTCCAGATACTAGACCTTCAAAGTCCTCAGGCAAGTCAAAATAGTGAAATCCTCGCGGGACAGTGTAAGTTCTCACACATAAATCCTTGGGTAACACCTAGTGCATCAGTGAATTAACAAGGTTCTACCACAGATATCTTTCTTTACTACCACAAGAACTTACACATAACTTTTGGTTTTAAAGAAGGATATTAGGTTCTTTTCCTCCTCTCGCTCTCTCCTCCTTATCTCCTAAGACACACATTTCTTTTTAGTATATATATAATAATAATATAATAATATATAATAATATAATATATAATAAATCTTTTTCTTTTCTTCTTTCTTTTGGTTCTTTTCTTTCTTCTTTAAATCACTTGATGGTGACCTCAAGGAAGTTGAGAGTCTAATCACTTGAATCTGTAAAGTAACACTTGCGTGTAAGAAAAAACCTAACTACTTCTATTCAATATGAATTTCTGTAGTTAGGAATAAGTGTGTACATGCTGTTTTAAGGCTGTACGCATATGATTTAAGGCACTATCTACCCAAAGTAATACTAGAATATACCTGGTATAAAAATAATGCCTTAAACACGATGTTTCCTGTTCTCTGTTATTTTATGAAATTTCACAAATGCTTCCTCAAGAGTGGTATAAGTCCATCCACGTTCTCCCCAATAATACTCCTTTGGATATTTTTCTGCTTCCTCAAAAGTATACTTAACCCCTTTAATTACTGCTGTATGAGCTTTCTGTTTATGAATTATAATAACCTCAAAGTTCTTCTCTCCTAACTTGTAAATTGCAACATCACCATCCCTGATAACTTGTATTGCAGTACCTCTTAATCTAGTTCCTAAGGTCTTAATATCAATTTCTGTTTCTAATACTTTCATAATTTATTTTTTATAACCTGACATTTTGTCATGTTGTATTTTTTATACAAATGTAGTAATTTTTTAATTACTTTTTACCTTTTCTTGGTGTACCTTTCACTTTTTTCTTAGGAGGCATACCTTTTTTAGGTTTTGGATCTTTATTTTTCATGATATATATTATAAAAAGATTGATTGTTCAACTCTATTTCTGTCTAGTGCCTGTGCACTAGATACTTCTGTACTAACTACTTGTGCTTTTACAACACTTTCTCTACCACCAAGAACAGTTTGATTTGCAGGTGTCTGTGCAACAAGATTGAATGATGCTGCTTGACTTGCACCAGCAGAACCACCTCCACCAGGAGTAGCACCTCCTGTATCACCACCTTTTAATGTATTAGATGCAGCAGATATAGTCTGTGCAAGTATAGAAGCAATACCTGCAGCAGCATTAATTTTAGTTGCTAATACATTCTTTACGTGTGCAGCAAGTGCAACAGGAAATGCAGGGTTAGGCACAAAAGTACCTGGTAATATTACAGGAACTGCTGATAAGTTTGATTGAGATACAGCAATACCTTTTGCAGCATTTGTTACAATTTCTGCAATTGCAAGTCCTTTTTGTACAGCAAGTATACCTATTGCAAGTGCTTTGTTTTTACCTGCAAATGCAGAAAGTATATTTAAACTTTCATTTAAAGCATTTTTCTTTGCTTCTTTAACATTTTCTGATGATTTTGCTAAATCTTCATCTGCTTTAATTTCTTCAGCAGTTTTAATATGCACCTCATCAATATGTAAATCAGCAATATCTTTTAATGCTTGATCTTGTTCTGCTTGTGCATCTAATTTATTTTGATTTTGCTGATGAATATCTTCCATTTCAGCAAGAGCAACAGTAAGATTAAATGCTCTTTGTTCTTCTGCTTCTTTCTCTCTCTGTTTCTTTAAATCCTCAGCATCTTTTTCACCATCTTTTTTCTTCTTTTCTGCTGCTTTTTTTGCTTCTTCTTCTTCTTTCTTACGTGCATCAGTTGCTTCTTGAGCAATTTCTTCCTGATTTTTATTTCTTATATCCTTAAAATCACCACTTGCTTTTCTAATTGCAGCGTTAGCTTCCTGAAGTTCAGCAAAAGCAGCATTTTTTGCAGCAACAGCAGCACTAACTGCTTCATCAGAAGCTCCAGAAGCCATTGTATCTAATACAAGTTGTCTTGCTCTTATAACATTACCTGCAGCAACTACAGCATTATACTCTGCATGTTTAATAGCAGCAATACCAAGTTTAACACTAAGTTCTCTTAATTTCTCAGAGGAAGCACCACTTGCTTTTGCCATATTATATATGTGCTCATTATTTCTTTCAAATTCTTCATTTGATTTCTTAACAGCTTCTTTTTGGTCTTCAATATCTTTTGTTAATCTCTTAGTGGCAGCAGCAGCAGCATCATTTGCTTTTTTGGAATCTATTAAGAATGTTGTGAACTTATATATTGCATATCCTGCAGCAACTAGAACTGCTATTAATGCAACCAAAGGATTTGCAAGTATTGCTTCATTCCACAACCATTGTGCTACTGCAGCTGCTTTAGTTGCTATTGTTTGTGCAGTAGTTGCTATTGTTTGTGCAACTGTAGCAGCATAACTTTTAATCTTATTAATTATAGAGAGTTGAGTAGCTGTATTACTGGAAACAGTTGCAGCAGTGTTAGTTTTAGTTGCTACAGTATCTGCTTTTTTAAATACTGTGAATAACTCAGTTGCCTCTACAGCATCTTTTACAGTACTTGCCCATCCTCCTGTTATCTCATTAAGAATACCTACAGCACCTCCATTCTCAAGTACTGCT